AAAAAGAAAGGAAGAATTAAATGAGTGAGCATGTAATCAGACAAGATAAAGATAAGGATGGATTTTATACTGAACCAGTAACATCTAATCAGAATACTGTTCTTTATACTGTTCGTGGTAGGGAGGATTTTGTAGATCAGGATGGATTTTTTCAAATTAATTTTCAAAGAATTGAAAAGGCAAAATTGAACCCGTATGTCCATGCTATTAGGCATAACCAAAGATATCTTGTAAAGCTTGGTGAAAATGGAAAACTGTTTAATCCATATGGTCCTTTTAGTGAAGGTATGGAGACTAAGCAAAGGGTTGGAAGACCTACATGGAAGTTTATTAATACTAATAAGAATAACTTTGATCAGTATGTGAATTTTTTAAAGACTAAGAATGAAGTGTTCTTGAAGAATGCTGAAAGGGAGATTATCTAATGGCGAAATTTGCAAATACAAAAGGATTGAGTAAGCAAGAGAAATATATGGTTCAAGGTATGTTACTTGAAGATAATTCTGCGGAAGATATTGCTAAGTATCTTGATCGTGAGGTAGAATTAGTAGAGGGGTTTATTGAGGATAATAAACCAGAAGAAAAGCCAGTTGAAATGCAAGAGGTTCCAGTTCAACATCATACCCAGCATATTATTAATAAAACTGGTCGTGGTAATAAGGGTGTTGCTGTTATGACTCCGGCAGGATCTGAAAGAGGTGATGAAAGTCATAAACGTCATAGCAGAGGAGTTCATGAAGCATCTAGTAAAGGCTATGTGCATAAAATCAAATGACCAAAAAATACGAAAGCAAATATCAGTCTAGACATAATCCGGGTAAAAAAGTTACACTTGGACAATGGATAGCTGAGTTAATGTGTGAAAGAAAAGCACAGGCAGATGAGAATAAGGAATTGCCACGCAGATTCTGGATTGAAAAACATAAAGATAAAGAATCTTATAAAGAGTGGCAACCTTATCTCAAACGCCAAGTATATACTGCATATAGATTGATTGATAAGTATGGCGATGAAAAAGTATTACAGTTTATAAGAAATAATAGGAACATCTATTCTTTAACTGCTAAATGGGTTAAAGACAAGTTGGAACAGTATCAGATTCCTAAAGTTGTTAAACCTGATACAGATGATACTCCAGTTAAGTATAATGAGAATCCTACTTGGAGTACTGATAGAATTAAGAAGAAGAGCTTATATGACAAATTTGATTAGGAGATTGTATGACAGTGGCAGAAAATCCGTTATATAAAGATTTAGTAAAACAGTTTGGCGATGCATTGCATGATGCTGCATTTATTACGGAGAAACCAAAGCAGATTATTTCTGTATCACCAAAAATTGATCTTGCCCTTGGTGGTGGTGTTCCTGAAGGTTCATTGTTTATTATGACTGGACCTGAAAAGATTGGTAAGACCGTTACTGCACTATCTTTCTGTGCTAATGCACAAGCACAAGAGAGATTTGTTTATTATGGTAACATTGAAGGTCGTTTGAAAAAGAGAGATCTAGAAGGAATTCGGGAACTACAACTAGGACCAGATCAATTTCAAATGGTTGGTAGTTCTGAAGGAAACATTCTTTCTGGAGAAGATTATCTTGCTATCTTTGATAAAGTAGTTCATGGTCATCCTAAATCAGTAGCAGTTGTAGATTCATTTTCTGCTCTTGCTGCTGAAGCAGAACTCGCTGGTGAACTTAAAGATATTCAAGTCATGAGTATCCAGAAGACACAAGCAAAGTGGTGTCGCCGCATTGGTAATGTTCTACCAATCAACAATGTAACTGTTGTTGGTATTACTCATATGATGGCAAATGTATCATCCTTTGGAAGTAGAAAAACTAAAACTGAAAAGAGTGGAACATCTTTAAAATATCAAGTAGATGTTAAACTTGAAGCAAGTCATTCTGAGGCAGTTATGCAGGGTGATACACAAATTGGTCAAAAGATTCACTGGAAAGTTGTAACTTCGGCAATTGGTCCTCCGGGTCAAAAAGTCCAGAGTATAATTAAATATGGCAGAGGAGTTTGGAGAGAATTTGAAATCGCAGAACTAGCTTGTGATTTTGGTATTGCTCAAAAGAAAGGTGCTTGGATTACTTTATCTGATACAGAAAAGTTCCAAGGTATGCCTAACTTCGCACAATATCTTGAAGAGAATCCTGAACGCTGTATTGAATTAGAAAAAGAGATTTTTGACACTGTAGGTATGGAAAGATGAAAGTAAAAGATTTAGATTTTAATGAACATAGACTTAATCTAAAGGGTCGTGTTGTTAAGGCAGATGAAAGTAGACCTCGTTCTACCTATCATCTTAATGCAAGAGGTATTCTTAAACAACTATTTCCAACTGCTCAAGTATTGGAAGAAGTTCCAGTGACTTTGAGAAAAGGTAAAAGTATTTCACTTGACTTTTTTATTACTCAGTTTAGAATAGTAGTTGAAGTACATGGTCAGCAACACTATAAATTTACTCCTATGTTTCATGCTTCTGCACAAGATTTTATCAAGCAGAAGAAAAGAGATGCCGATTTAAAAGAATGGTGTGAGTTGAATAACTTTACTTACATTGAACTTCGTTATGATGAGAAACCAGAAGAATGGATCAACAAAATAAACATGCGTTAATAGATAAGATGGATAGGATTGATACTATCCTTGATGAATATGAGAGTAGTATTGGTCTAGGAACTTATCAAAGTGAGTTTCCTAACTCTAATACTGCTTACGCATATATGAACATGTCTAGAGATCAAGTGGAAAAGATGGATATTGAGGGTTGTGCTGAAGCGGCATATATTCTAGGTAGTTTATCTTTTCATTTGCAAAGATCAATCAATAGAGAAACCGCAAGATTAAACTGGGCAAAGGCAACTATCAAAGAGATTATTTGTAAGAAGTCAGCACAATATACTGGTGCTTGGGGTAATCAGGATATGCAAGCAACTTTAGATAATGATGCCAGTAGGAAACTGCATGAAATACAAAAGTATTGTCAACAGAGAATTGATAGATTAACATACTTAGCAACTTCAACTAAGAATATGAGTGATCTATTCATTAACCTTCAAAGAGCAAAGGTGGCTAACAATGGATAAATCAGATTTAAATGAATTAAAAAACATGTTGAGTGGATTAGAGGCTAGTATTATGGCGAAAGTAGATGAGAAGCTAGATAAACTCACTACTAAACATGAACAAAAAACAGAAAAGAAAAAGAAGTATCGTCGTAGGACACAAAAGGAAAAACAAGTTACTAGTAATACTTTTAATGTAGATGATTTAGGACTTACTCCCGCTGAACAAAAAGAATTAGCACAAGCATCAAAGTCAGATAGAAAAAATAATGTCCATATTCAAAGAGAAAGATTGACAAGTCGTAGACCTTCTGGTAGAATTGAAGTGAGATGTAGAAGTTGTGGCAAGACTGAAAAGGTTTCGCCAGCACTTGTCATTAAAGATGAAGATGGTTTTCGTTATAAGTGTAATAAATGTTCTTGTAGTCCGGGGTAAAATATGCCATTTCAAGATGTAGCAGCAGAGCGAGCGATACTTGCTGGTGTTTGTAGGTATGGTATTGATGCATACTATGATGTAGCAGATTTAGTAGAACCAGATAGCTTTACACTTGATTCAAATCAACTGATATACTCATGTCTAAAACACATCTTTACAGTAGAAGAAAAAACTACTGTAGATTTAGCATCCATTCTATCAGCAGCAAAAGCAATAGGTGTCTCTGAATTTTTGTCTAGTAAATCAGAGCAACAACACTTGGCAAGTATTATTAAGTTCCCTGTTGATAAAACAAACTTACGAAGTTTTGCACAGATTGTTGGAAAGTTAAAAATTGCTGGTAGTATCTATGACCAGTTGGAAATCACTAGAGAAAAGTATTTACATCTTAAAGGTCATGAACCACTATCACATATCCTTGGTATTGCTGAAGAGTCTATTTTTGATTTTATGTCATTACTAAATGGTGGTGATGAAAATCCAAAGAAACTATTTGAAGATGTTGATGAGTACTTAAATGAACTTGCAGAAAACAAAGTTGAACAGGTTGGAGTCCCAACAGGTTTCTCACGTTATGATTTTGCTATTGGTGGTGGACTTCGCCGTGGCACTGTTAATGTTATTGGTGCAAGGCCAAAGACCGGAAAAACACTCTTGGCCCAGAATATGGGGATGAATATTGCCAAGAAGGGTATTCCTGTATTAGACCTTGATACAGAAATGATGTTTAATGATTTCCGTAATCGTGCTATTGCATCTGAATCACAAGTTGCTATTAATGCTATTGAATCAGGTCAATTTGATACTGATGCAGTATGTAGAAATAGAGTTTATAATAAAACACAAGCAGTAAAAGGTATCCCATATTATCATATCAATATTGGTGGAAAACCATTTGAAGATCAACTTGCTATTATGAGAAGATGGTTAGCAAGACATGTTGGACTTAATCCTGATGGAACTGCTAAAGAATGTGTTATTATTTATGATTACTTGAAGTTAATGAATAGTGCAGATATTAAAGATGTTGCCGAATTTCAGGCACTTGGATTTATGATGACTGCACTTCATAATTTTGCCTTGAAATATTCAGTTCCTATATTATCATTTATACAGTTGAATCGTGACGGTATTACTAAAGAGAGTACAGATGCTGCTTCGGGATCAGATAGAATCATTTGGCTTTGCTCTAACTTTACTATTTATAAGGTTAAATCAGATGAAGAGATTGCACAGGATGGAGAAGAACATGGGAATCGTAAGTTGGTTCCTATTATCGCCCGTCATGGTCAGGGTCTAGAAGACAAAGATTATATTAACGTAAAGATGAAAGGTCAGTTCGCTCATTTAGAAGAAGGTCTTACTGCTAAAGAATTAGAGGATGGTGGTAACTATGTTGATGACGACGAAGAATTCCAAGGTGACAAAGAAGATGTCCCATTCTGATGATTACAATGATCAGGCAAAACTTGAACAACTATGCTGGGATGCTGTAGAGTTTATTGATAACATCTATGAGTATTTTAACATTGAAGTTAAATATAGGAATGACCAACTAATCAAATCTCCATGTCCAGTTCATGGTGGTGACAATCCAGTTGCCTGTAACTTTTATCCTGCCGGAGATCATGTAGTACATTGGAAGTGTAGAACCCATAGTTGTGAAGACCATTTTGGTAAAACTATGATTGGTTTTATTAAGGGTTGTTTATCTAGAGCTAGATATGAATGGGAAAAATCTGGTGATAGAGAAGCATCATTTAAAGAAACAGTTGATTTTCTACTTGAGATTACTGGGCAGAAGTTTGGTGATATTAAACAGAAAAGCAATACTGTGCTAGAGATGAAACAGTTCAATACTATGGTTTGGACTATGTTTGGAGAAGAAGAAGATAAGCCAGAAACTATCATCACTAGAGACTTTTATAGGTCTAAGACAGAAATCCCTGCACAATACTATATAGATAGAGGATATTCTGCGGAGACACTAGATAAGTATGATGTTGGTTTCTGTTCAACTAGGGGCAAGCAGATGTATAACCGCTGTATTGTCCCTATTTATTCTCATGATATGGATTATATTGTAGGGTTTAGTGGAAGGAGTATTTTTGACCAATGTAACAAATGTAAATTTTATCATGACCCAGAAGAAAGATGTAAGTTTTTTCCTAAGTGGCGACATTCAAAAGGTTTCCAAAAGGAAAAGTGGTTGTATAATTATTGGTATGCAAAAGAGCATATCTCAAAATCTGGTGTGGCGATTATTGTAGAGTCACCCGGAAATGTTTGGAGATTAGAAGAGGCGGGTATTCATAATGCAGTTGCGATATTTGGAACA